GTTTTCGGTTTGTTATAACTTTTAAAAACTTCACCTGCTAAGCGGATCATGTGCGCCTCGAGTTTCATTTTAATACTACCATTCAAATAGTAAAAAAATTATTACGCATGAAGGACTCTTGTTGCGTACACAAGAAACGTATGTAATATAGAGCCGTAACTTTTCTCTTGCATACACAATGTCGGAAAGCAAACCCCTTCTTACGATTGCGGAAACCGCCGAACTTTTAAATTGCAGTTCTGGTTTTGTCCGCAAAAGGATTGCTTTATCCGAAGCTAGTCAGCCCGGTGGCTGGCCTAAGCTTGTCTACATAAATTTGCAGCCTAACGGAGCAAAGTCTTTATTTCGTGTAAATCGAGCTGCACTCGAAGAGTATCTTCGCACTTCAGCTGTGTCAGCTACAGTGGAGAGTGAAACTGAACCAGCCAGCGCTGAAGCTTGCGTTTTTTGATATGACTTATTCGGACTCTTTCACGGAAAACACAACCCCTCTAATGGAGAATGTTGAGTTAACAGTTCAACAAGAGTCCGAAGTCGAACCAAAACCAACAGTGGAAGAGCTCTCCTCAAAGTTGATTGGCTTGGCTTCGTATACACACCAGATGTACATCCAGTCTCATTTAATTCATTTAAATGTGGAGGGTCCTCTTTTTCTCTCGATCCATGAGTTTTTAAAGGATCAGTATGAGCTCCACATAAAGCAGTTTGACTCCCTCTCTGAGCTTGTGAGATCTTTAGACTATTTTATGCCTATGTGTGCAAAAGGCTTACAGCAATCCTGTAATGATTTTAAAAATGTAAAAACATACGAAATGAGGGATATGCTCACAACTTACTTAAATAACCTAGATAACGGGGGAATGACAGCTAAAGAAGTCTTACACGTGGCAAAAGAAGTAGACGCCCCTGACGTTGAAAACTACCTCGCCGAGTACATCGGAGATTCTTTTAAATCGGCTTGGTTTTTAAAAGCCACATTGCGTTGTTAGCCTGTGTACGCCCAACCGGTTAGAACTCGAACAAAGAGACCACTAGGTGTAGTGCCTGAGCTCTGAACCTGGTATACCAAAGACCCAGAGATACTTGTGCTAACCGGAGGTAGTCCGCTTAAGACTATTGAACATCCGGCAACCACGCCTGAAGAAATAATTGAACCAGAAGCAACTAAGGCACCAGAAGCAACTAAGGCACCAGAAGCAACTAAAGCAGAAAGAGCAATGGTGGCGGTCGCTGCAGTCGTTGCAGTAGTAGCGCTTGTAGCAGAGTCAGCAAAACCAGCATATACTTTTTGCCAAGCTGCCCCTGTCCATACTTTTAAAAAATAATTACCTCCACTAGAGTCTGTCCACAGCTCCCCCGCAGAGTTTCCGGCTACACCTACAGGTACAGCGTTCGGGGCAGTGGTCCCAAAAGAATTAGGTCCTACTTTAACTATATTGCCGATTGAATCCTCAAAATAAACTCCCGGATCAGCAGCACCAAAAGTTAAGGCAAGCTCGCCATTGACAAGAGTGATTCCACTGGGGCGATCTGATGCATTACCAGATCTTTTTTGGAGCAGAGTAACCGGTGTTGAAGTCATTTTAGTAAGTACCTCCGTTTATAAATGTTGGAGGATAGCTGGGAGGAACTAATCCCCCGTTAGTATACTGACCCCCATCTAAAACGTTGGTCGAGCTTGTAACAGTAATTCCATTAGCGTAGGTGCCACCGTCGTAGATGTCTTGAGGCAAACCTGCTGGATCTAAAGGATTAAATTGGTCGATAGTAAATAACTGAAAGTTTGTATCTTGTAACTCAGTTACATCATCGATCTGACCAAAATTTAATGTTTTAGCGATCATATTATACTTGTCAGAATATAAGAGATGCTTGGGTAGCCCACTAAGAGAGGGACTATACCTCTGCCACCAAATAAAATCTTCGTCTCTTTTTAAAAAACTCATTTGTTTTTTTAAATCAACTTCAAAATTTTCACGATAATATTCGTTCATGGGCTCATCGTTTGGTTGAGGTAAACGATAAGAAGTAACATCAGATAAATTAAACTTACGTTGCATATCCCAGAATGAAGCATAGATATGCTTACACCATTTAGGTTGGTAGTAAAATAAAAATGGATCTGAATAGAGAGCTGTGTCTGAGTATACAGGCGCTGTATAAATTTTATTTAGATAAATAAAACCAAAAGTTCGGACGTAGCCCGGATAATCACTAGAAGGAGATAAACGTGTAGGAGCGTTAGGACCTGCATCAAAATAACCGGGGTCTATGTTTTGAATTTTGGTGTAAGGGTAACGTTGCTTAAGGGACAAGTTGTAAAAGTTAAAACCTTCTCTATTTAAAAAATCTTGACAGGAGCACTGAACTCGAATTTCTGTTGTTAGAAACTCCCCTACTGAAGGAGGCCCAGTTGCAGGAACAACAATGGTATTGCTGTTGACTACAGACCAACTTTGGTTTTCAGCAGCAGATAGAAATAAAGTGTTGAAATCAGGATTAATACCTGGTGTGGTCACTACACCATTAAACCCCACAGCGACAACTGTGTAGTTGTTATACCCATAGGTTTTTGCTGTACCATCCGGGTTAAATCTATTAGAGAGTACTTCTCCTGTAAAATACGAAATAGGAGAGCCAAACCGTTGACTCAGTACAACAGCATAAGTTGTGTCATTATATTGAGTTACAGATTGAATTGAGATACCAAAGTCGAGAAAGTTAAATGTATCTCTAGGACGAATGCCTACAATATGCATTCGTGTATCTGCGCGTTTAGTCGGATATACGAAAAATATACCTGGTATATAACCTCCTACTCCAGCTGTACCTGAAACGTAATATTTAAAGGAGGAGTAAACTAAACCACTATAAGCTCCCTGTGTGTACATACTAAGCTCATATCCTCTTCTCCAACGCACCCACAAGGAAGCGTAATCGTAATCACTTAAAAGACTAAACTCTTTTGTATTAACTGCAGGACGAAAGCGACGTTTAAAAGGTAAAGAATTTAGAAGTTGATTTGTATTATCAGAACCAACGATATGCGAAAGAGGTTTAAAAGACTCTATCGGTTTCTGACCTTTAAAAGAAAAATCATCCGAACCCTTTTTGCGGGCCATGGATCAATAAAAACCTCCCTGTGCCCATATTGTTATACCGGAAGGACTCAAACCTCCACTAATTGCAGAAGGACCATTCCCTAAATAACCTGCGCAAAGAATATAACCTTTTTCTAGATAAAGTCCTTCTCCTTTGCCTATTTGAATCGGAGTTGTTAATCCTGTATCTCCCACAGCGGGGACAGGCGCATTGACGGCAAACAGTTGAATTTGTTGAGGATAGCCGAAAGTACTACCGCTTAAACCTACTTCTACCCTTCCCACCATTAACCCGGCTGAAGTCGAAGGTGACGCTTGATTAGGTGCGTAAACGTATAGACCAATGTCGCATGTACGAATTCCACTTCTATCTGGGTAGTCTTCGTTGCTGACAATTGTAATATCCTCCACTAACGCAGCATCTTCTGATGGAAGATCTCCCACACGGACAAGCTGTATTAAGTCTGTTAAATTTGGACTTATCGGGTTGGCTGTTCCCGTAGCACTAGTAATCCTTGCTCCACGTAGAAAAGGGCGGTCTATTAAGCAAGGTTGCTTGTTTGTGCTGGTGCTAGCCAATTTTTCCTCCTTAACTAAACACTCTTAGAGTGTCAGTTTGCAATTGAACTAAAACAATTCTAGTACAGACTGGGTTTACTTGTAAAAACCTCAGTAGAAAAATTAACTATACAAACCAGGAAGAATAGGACGAGTTTTGACTAAAGGAGCGACTAAAGAAGCAAATTCTTGGGGGCCAAAAGTACTAAGCATTTCAGGAGTTTGTCCCGCCATGCGAAGCGAGCTTTCAGGCGACTTTTTAGACGAAGAAAGAAGACTTCTTATTGAAGCATAAGGATCATAAGGATCTCTTACACTTTCATAAGGATCTGAGCTGAAGGAGTCAAAGGTTGAATATTTTTTAGGAAGGGAAGCTTGGCCCGGGTAAGGGAACACACGTTGATTTTCAAGAGTATAAATATCTTCTTCATTAAAATTTAGGGGTGTCCCGTAAGCAGCAGAGGAGTCAACTTCAAAAGATGGAAAAGAGAATGACATAAGACTACCTGTAGAAAGTGCCGGGATTAGAAATTTCCATAGGGTAGTAAGGTGTCGTCGCGTTCTCCAAATCGTAAGCCCCCTGATCGTTCAAACTTGCTAAAACTCCTGCCATTCTTGCATTACCTACAGCATTTTTGGTTGTATCACTACCCATTTGAGTTATAGGAGTGGCTATCTTTTCTCTTTGAGGCATTTGCTGATTAACTAAGCTTTGACTCCTTTTTGTTTTGTTAATAAGCTCATAAGCTAATTCAGGGTGTGCGTTTGCCCACGCTTGAATGTCCGGAGAAGAGTATCTTGAATCAAGACTAGCTAGCTCGCTCATTATTTTATTTTTATTTGATTGATCAGCGGCATAAGCTTCTCTTTGCTGGTAATAAGCAAGCATATCCGCTTGGGGTTTAGTCCTCTCAGGAGGTAAACCAGCATTTTGACGAGCTTCATTTAGAGCTTCGTCCCTAGCTCCGTAACTACGAATTGTAACGGGACCTGCACCCATCTGACCGGGTAAAGTTAGACTTCCATAATCAATAACCGGGTCGTCGCCTCTTCCGGGGGGAAGCGGATTACCTTGTGGAGCAGGTCTACCTATTTCTTCTATATCCAGATTATCTTGTGCTCCGGGAGCTTGAGTCCTTGGTCCGGAAGGTCTATTCATTCGACTAATCAGTCCTCCCCCTACGAGGGTTCCCAGCAAACCTAAACCAGCAAGCTTTCCCAGGTCAGCTGTACGTAATCCACCAGCACCGTTTCTTACCTGAGTGGCTACATCCACAACGTCGTCCATTGAAGACCCTCTAGCAGAAGGCTCAGGCATTTGACTGAAAGCCCTACGTTGATATTCTTTTATAAAGTCATCCGTTGAGTACCCTCTATCCCCAGTCTGGGCTGCTGGATTGAGAGCCCTGCGTTGATATTCCGCTAGAGGTACATCTATACCTTCGTTCATTGAAGACCCTCTAGCAGAAGGATCAGGCATTTGACTGAAAGCCCTACGTTGATACTCCGTCAACTCTCCCCCAGGTGGTCTAACCATAAGGGCACCGGGACGAGAAGGAATTCCCCTCCCCATCGAAGCTTCAATATCATCAATAACACCAAGTCCTCTATTAGACATTAAATCCTCTACAGATATTGGTGTCTTGTAATAAGCAGATGCTCTCCTGGCAATATCTTGAATTGATTTGTAAGTTCCCGGATCACTGTTGAGAAGCTGTTCGGATATGGATGCGGGTGCGGGTGAAGGGGGGCGAGGAGGAGTAACAGGAATAGAAAGCTGTCCTGGTGTTTTACGGGAAGGTCCAAGGTTAACAGGGAGGTTTCTAAGTCTTTCATTAGCTCTCATCACATCCACAACACTTTCCCTTTCCTGAATTGCACGACGTGCATCTACATCAGCAGGAGATATACGAGGACCATAAGGAGATTGAAATTTTCCTCCGGCTGCTCGAGGAGGAGTAAAAGGAATACGAAGTTGTCCTGGTGCTTGAGGTACTTGTTGACGAATTCCACGTATAAAATCAGAACCAAACTCTGTTACGGCTTGGCGAAGCTGATTAATGTCTCCAAGAATGCGTCCACTTCCTGTCATTAGAAACATCTATAAGTCCTTAAAGTACTATAGCTTCTATCTCCAGTTTGAGTAGAAATAAAGTCTATCCGCCCTCGAAGTATCAGGAGGACCAGGAATAGCTTGTATAAATTCGCCTCCACTGCGCTCGAAACGGTATCGAGCAGCAACAGGATCTCGATAATTGGGAATGTACAACATGTGAGCCAATCGATCACACTCATACAGATAATTCTCTCGCCAAATTTTTGCCGTTTCTCTTTTATCTTGAATATTAATGGAGCGACTAACATCTCCTGCAATAAGTTCTTGACGACTAGTCGCTCGACCTGTTGCAAGTTCTGTTAAGCGCTCTGCTTCCTCACAACGCTCAAGTTGCTGTATTATTTTGTCATAATAGAACTCACTAGGAATACTATTACAAGCTTCCATTAACCGTGCGTAATCACCTGCAGGTACAGTCGCAATATTAAAACCTAAGTGGTAAGCAACACGACTAAAGTTAAAATCATCTAAACGATAACCAAAAACCTGAGCAGGGTTTCTGGATAGCTGATTTATAGCCGCATATACAACTTCACGTTTTGTTGCGTCAGTTGTATCTGGTTGAAAAACAACTCCTTGTTGAGCCAGAAAACTCTGGATCTGCTCAAGTTCTTGTGTACTTAGTTGAGCCAACTTTCACCCTAAGCGATAAATATATTCTACCTCTTTATCGAATTCTTATTTTTTAAATTTACTCGACATAAGCTATGTCACCTTCTAAAACAGAATCCCAGTCCACTCTGGAAATCGACTTTAATTGTTCCAGCTTGGTAAATCTTTCCCCAGGAAGGGATTGCTGTAGCTCTTTAATTTCTGTAGCCGTTTTAAGCCCTATCCCTTTGAGTACTTGGGTAAGCAACTGAGGAGTAGCCGAGTTTATATTTACTCGGTTAAACGCTTGTACCTCAGGCTTAATAATTTGACGTCCACGGCGTTGCTTAACTTGTTTTTCATCCATTTTCTCTTCTGTAAGAGTCTCAATTACTTGATCCTTGTGAGCAAAAAAGACTTTCCCCGTGGTTAACGAGCGAACCATTTTGTACTCGCCCTCATCGTGCTCTCCTAAAATTTCAACTTTTACTCCATTGGGGGAGTAGGTGAACTCTTTCAGCTGGATGGCGGTCATGATGTGAAAAGCATCTTGAACAATTTTACATTAAACTCCCAGTAGAGCATACGACTAAAAATGCCAATTGACAGATTTGCTGGAGGTATTTTTGATGGCATTCCTTTTTTGGGAAATGCCTATAACACAGCGAAGAAAAAACCCGCTGAGTCTGCGGTCACTTTGCTGGCCCCAACTTTAGAAATGTTAAAAGCCGTAAGGCCGAGAGATATTTTAAAGCTCCTCCCTTATCTGGGGGATGTCTACAACACGTTTAACGAATATAAAGATCAACGTAGCGTAGGTTTTAGCCCTAATAAAAGTTTTAATCGTGCTCTCCCAGTAGGGGTAACAGGAGCGCTTACAAATATTATAGATCCTGTTGGGATATCGAACGCGGCTCCAATTATATTGAGATCTCTCGCTAAAGCAAGGCGGTACGAAGAAGAAAGAGGAAATGCAAAAAAAGTATTTGGTTCCCCTATTATTTCTGGGACAGACCCACGGATGCTTATGGGTCCTGCTGAAATAGGAATAGGTCAGCTCTTTGAGGACTCAAAAGCTATTGAAAACGCTGCTCGTATAGCAGATTGGTTTAATAGTGAAGCTCACGCAAGAACATTCGTTGATCGTTTGGACCCGCAGACAAAGGATTTACCTACTTCCCTAGCTATAGATGAAAGGCTTATGCAACTAAAACAAAAGATAAATCCGCAATAAAAAACCCCCTCAAAAAGAGGGGGCTTATAAACACACCGAGCTTTTGATTAAGCAGGGACAGTGCTGGTATAGATGCTGGATTCAACAACACCAGCAGGCTGGAGAGCCAAATCACTACGCTCAGGAGCTGAATCAGGAACGAGCCAGCATACTTCGCAAATAGCGAGTGCTTTGTCTTTCCCGTTGAGCCTGCCATTGGCAGCGCGAGGATCATATACACCAGAAGCTTGGGCGAGACCCGAAGCTACGTTGCCCCCAAGGTTACCCACTGTAAACAACTTATAAGTTGTGTCAGCAGTAACTACATGCATTTTGGAAGCATCCCAGGCATTGCTGGAATTGAACGAACCGTTTTCAATACGGCTAGATGCACCAACAAGAGTGGAGAAGAAGCCACTAGCTGTAGGAGTAGCGGTAAGACCAACACTTACAGCAGGACCTAGACCCAGAGTCGGAGTAGCAGAACCCCCACCCACACCACTAGAAACTACATCACCGCCATCAAGACGGATAGAAGCCCGGTATACGTAAGCGCCAGAAGGCACAATAATACCGTTAGTGATGTCGGCCCTAACATCCTTGTGGAAGTCAGGAGAGGGAATGACAACGTTGCTGTTAAGAAACGGAGCATTCGAACTGTTTAAACCCGAAGAATACGCATTAGTGTAGTAATCGAGTTGATTAGTGGTGCCGGCGGCTTGATAGGAAAGGTCAACATAGCCGATGGCTTGTTGAGCAATCCAACCGGGACGGAGCACTACACCAACGGGGCCACCAACAGGTTGATTGGTGAGAGTCTCGCTGGTACCGTTCTCATTTAAATAAGTAACGGTTTTGGTTTCGTGCCAATACCTAAGAACGTTGGTGTAGTTCCCAGGATAGATTTTGGCGATTGAGAGTTGAGCGGGATTAATTGCCATGGTTAGTTATGTCCTCAAGCGTTAAAGGAATAAGCAACCGTGGCGAAATCAGCGTTCAGAAGTTCGAAACCTGCGTACAGGCTCCAAATCATCATGATAAAACGACTGAAATCGTCATTGTTGTTAAGTAGAACCTGGGCGTTGTTACCGCCGATGCCTACTCCAACAGATTGCGGACCAAAGAACATCCCGATTGCTGACTCGTAGGATGTGCTGCTACCTCCAATGGAGGCAGTTTGACTTTGAGTCGGCATGTTAGTCGACTCGAAGAAACGAACACCTTCGAATACAAAGCCAGTCGGCATAATCGGCTCACCAGCTACAAAACTAGCTTGGCCGAAACCCTGACCCATGTAGATAGCAGCGTTAGGCTGCATTGCAGACATGAGAGGGTTGATCTGCCCATTACCGGGGTAACGAGCAATCTCGCGGAAGTCGCTGTTCTGACGCAAGTGCATCAAGAAAGTTGGATCGCAAACACAGCGATAGAAACCATCTTGATAAGTGGGGACATTACGCTTACGCAGGCTTTTAACCACGCGGAGTAAGTCATCCTTAACGTCGAACTTAGCTTGTTCTGCGTTGGAGTAGGTCAAACTGCCCACGGCTAGGCTGCCGGGGTAGTAGTAACCACCTTGGCTGTCAGAAGACTGACCCTTTGAAACAGCTTTAAGGAGTTCATTAATGAACACCCGATCACGCCAACGGCGATAATCGTCAAGCAGAGTAAGGGAGCCAATTGACTGGTGGAATGCAGTCAGGTTGCCGGTATCGAGTAAGAGGCGCTGCGCGGTAATTAAAGTTTCGCGAGCAATCTTAAAAGTGCTGGCCTGAGTAGGATCACTAGGGTCAGCAGGACCGGTGTACTCGCGAAGAGTCACGAGCACTTTGTCCTTCACGATATTGCGGCTGTTTGCAGTACCAATGGTCTGTTCTGCAGTACGCTCACGTGATTCCTTGCTTCCGGGATTTCCCCAGAACCTGTAACGATCAAGCTGCACAGTCTGGCCTGGTTGCTTACTGAAGTCATGAACAACTACAGGTTCCGCAGCCATCTCTACAACGTACGCAGGATGCGGACGGTAGAGCTCAGCACCGAGCAGCTTCGGAAAATCATTGTCGACGAACAAAGCGCCAACCTCCGAAAAACTACATATTAAATATAACTATTTAACAACCTAATAGCACACTGACTGTCGCAATTTTAGCGTTATTAGTTTTTCTGGTTACTTGAGTTAACTGACGAACTAAAGCTACGAACTAAAGATCTTACCCCTTCAGGACTTTGGTGATAAATAGAGCCATAGTTAGAGACGTATTTAGCCGCTTTGCCTCTGTATACAAAACGAACAGCATCAGACATCAAGCCAGGGATTTCACTACGTACAGTCTCAATAAAAGTTTGACAGTAAACAGGAGGGTTATAAATCCAGGAACTTCTGACACCTGAACCTCCAACTGCATGTGTTAGTAATGTAGTAGCGTAGCGTTGCTGTAGGGATTGACCCCCAGTGTAACCCTCCGTAGATGAGTTGTTATCTGGAGTGTTATAAGGGTTGTACTGTTGTTCAGATGGAGCAGCACCTCCAAAATAAGTGTACTTTCCGGTGTCTCTAACACCCCATTCAGGGCCAAAAGAGGTTTGAACTTTTGCGTTAGCGATTGTGGTAGTACTTAATGATCTATATCCTTCATAAGAGCTCAGAAAAGCACCACTGGGTTGGTAGTCGACAGTCAGATTATTTGTCCAGTACCCAGAAACAGCAGGGGGAACAGCTCGCCACGCTGTTGTACGGTAAACCCCACTATTCGGTGGTCCAGCAACAACTACACCGAGATCAGCGCCTAAATCTACAATACCTGAGCTTACGACTAAAAATCCTTCGTGATTTGGTCCGCTTTGAATTTGGTGCGGACCAGAATCATACTTGTAATTAAAAAGAGGGGTGTAAACCACGAGGGGGAAAGTTAATTACCCCCATTATAAGTTGTTTAAAAAAACTAACTCTCAGAAGGCGTCTCAGAGGGTGTTTCAGTGCTTTGAGCTTGTTGACCTAAAGTCTGAATGTCTGCACTGATATTACTAATATCCTGAAAGTACATAGATTTCAGGTCTTGAAGCTCTTTCTTCAAAGCCTCTACTTCTGCACTAACAGGTGAACTGCGTTTCCGACCAATCGGGTTAGGCATTGAAATACACGCTTTTAAGATCAGTGTACCTGTTTATCTTGTAATTTGTAAAACCAAAAAACAAAAGTATAAAAGTCGAACTAGACTGACTAAGTCAGGAAACGAAGATAAAACTTTACATTTCTTAAACTTTTAACTTTTTTTTCAAGTGACTAGCTCAACCACAACGTCTCAGCTTACGCAACCGCTTTCTAAGCCACAATCAGACTATATAGCTGTTCAATTTAAAAAATTACTTCCTTTAATGAGCAGTTCTAAAACAAAAATCTGCTCTGCTCCCTCTTATTGCGCTTCCTCACTAACTTCTTTACTTACGTGGGACGCAAACGGAAACTTAGATATTGACTAACGCTTTTATCTTTTAAATAATGTGCTTTCGGCTTTTCATCCGATTTTTTACCTTACGTAATTTTTTACAGCAAAATTATTGCACTATGCTCAGCAAGCAAAGTTAAGCAGGAGCCAGCTGCAAGTCAACTTTAAATTAACTCGGGATTTATTAAACGAAACCTTGACCTAAATCAGCTTGCGTCCATAAACAAGAGCTTGCTACGTATAGCTTCAGGGCTCATTTGCGACAAATAACGCCAAGCTTGGTCAGGCGCTTGATTCATGGTTTGACTAAACCCTTGCCACTGAGAATCAGGATCCACGCGGTTACCAGCTGAACTAGATGCTGCGGGAACAGCAGGTAGCTGGTCGTAACGAGGTTGATAAGCGTTTTCTACTCGAGCGGGAGAATCCATATCTACGGGATAAACCTCAGTAAAGAATCGGTTAGTATAGTCAGCCAACTGGTCAGGATCGGTGAGAATTACTTCCATCGCCTGAGCCCTGTGGGCCACAGTGTTTAGCGCCCTATCTTGCTGGATGAGAGCATCTTCCAGCGTAGTGGCATACTGATTTAGAACAGCAGGCGCTTCAATACCAAAGTGATTAACTACGGCGGCGGTTTCGTCGCTGAGGACGGGTGTTTGTTGTTGCGCCGTAGAAGTCGGATAAGAACTCTGGGTTGTAGATCCGTTGTTGTACGAGGTCTGCGGAGCCGTAGGGGTTTGTGTTTGCCACGGTTGGGCTTGTAAATTCTGACTGTACTGTTGAGTATCCTGCGGCACCATTTGGTACTGAGGATACTGTGCTGCCTGGCTGGGGGACGGGGACATTCGAGAAACCACCCGCTCCAGGCTGCCCATCGCTGCTTCCCATGGGTTGGACGGGGAGGACGTTGACGGAAACTGGTTGTACTGGTTGCTGGTAGAAGGGCCCGTTGGGAGTGTTCCCTGCGATGGCGCTTGGGCTGTAACTGCCGAAGCTACCCCCTGGGTAGCTGTTACCCACTGGGGGTAGGCGGTTGAGCCCTGATCCAGGGGAGCCGCCTGGGAGGCTGCTACCGCCGGGGAAGCCGGGCTCGGGATTGAAGCTTGGATCTGCTGGCTCATAACTACCCGAGAAAGTCAGTTCTTGTGCAAGGTGGTCAAACGTCCTGTACAACAGGGGCGTTAGGTTAAGGCGTGGATCGCTCCCGAGGGGTTGATCCGGCGCTAACGGATGAGGCGTTTGCAACATCTGTGTTAATAATACTAAAAATTGTTGTAATGCGCTTTGTGTTTGTTGAACCATTCTAAAAGGAAACCCTTTTAGCATTTCAGAACGTTCAGCATCTGTCTTATCAGGGAATAAGTATTTAAGCGCTTCAACGCTGTCCACACCTAGCTCTTGAAGGTTTCTGACAACAATGGATTTTTGATTTATGTCATACGCTGTATCCTCATAAACATCACCTTGGAACCTGTACGTAACCTGCCTCTCACCGTCAGGTGGAAGGCCAAAAACTCCATTAGGCAGAGCATTATTGTTTAAAGACTCTTGAATTGAAGTCGAAACTACAGTTTCAAATTTTGCTAGATCAATGGAATATTTTTTCTCCTTTTCTACATCTTTCTCTTGAGGTTCAACAGGAACTTTTAACCCTGTTACAGCAATAAAACTCTCTCTAAAAATTTGCTCTTGATGATAAATAATCATCTCAAGCAAGCGGCAGAAACCATATGTTAAGAAACTCTTATTTTTTCCTAAAGCAGTGGCTTGCGCCCTACCCATCAAACCTTTAATCTCTGTGGCGGTCGCACCAGCAGAAACTGAAATTTCATCTACGCCTCCTAATGCAGTCCTAATCTCTTCCCTTAATAAAAGAGCATAACGATTCATGTCCCCGTTAATCGGGTCAGGAGACATGTAGCCCACACGGTCGTTAGGCTCTACGTTTGCAATAATACGAGGAACACGTAAGCCTCCTAGTGAAGAGTTAGAACCAAAAGGCTCTGATACTCGAGTAGAAGGGCTATCTCTGCCTCCGAAACCACTTTGGCTACTGATGGTAGGCCTAAACGTACGATCGGCGTCTGAAGCCTCTATAAGGTCTGATCGTGGCCGAGAACTAATTAAAGTGGGATTACCAAAGAACTCAATATTCTTAGCGATGTTCCGCATCATTTGGTCATGAAGCACAATCTGCTCCATGAAGGGATCGAAATCTCCCTCTCCCTCTGTCCCGCTAGCGTTAGGTTTATTTAAAACCTCCACCGCTGGTATAAAACCAAGAGTATTTGGACGGGAAGTTTTGGGGTTTAAAACTGAGCCCGGCTCTAACTCAAAACTTAACTGAGTGTTTGATTCATACTCTGTTATATTTTTATCGGTAATAGAGATACGTACATACCTGTTATTAAGCCCATAGGAATCGGAAGGCATTCCTAAACTAGAATTACGAACTTTATAGCTGTACGTAATCACAACTTCATTTATATTTCCGTTTACATCGTGATAAACACGGTACTGATCCTTAGGAAAAAAATAAATTTGATATTTTAGTTTTGGATCGGGTCGAAAATAAAACAACCCCGCCCCATCAATCAAAAAGCTTCTAATGATTGCAGGAAAACGAATATCTAACTTATTTAACTCAAGCAGGCTGTTTAAAAACTTTGAGCGGGCACGAAAGGTGTCTTGTTCGCAGTAGAAAAAGAGGCCTTTTTTGATCATTAACAGCGTCATTTGCTGCATATGACTCAAAACGACCAAAGTAGCTGACTGATTACCCTGAGTTTGATTCCGGGCAGCAGCTAGTATCTCGTTGAAACGTTGTCTGACGCCTAACGTGTCCGCCATTACTTCCTCAATTTTTTAAAGATATCAGCGTTTAGCTGAGTTTTCCATTTCGCGTTTAGCTTTGGCTTTTTTTGCTTTCCTAAGAGCCTCACTGCGCTTAGTCATCTTAGTGTCCTTGTCATCCCCTCCTTTGCCATTCTTTTTCTCAAGATACTCACGAAGACCAGCGGGCATTTTGTCAGCCATTATCCGGAAGGAGGTAGGTTTTTACTCTATCTAGTTTAAACAGTTCTTTCGGTAAAAGCTCATGGGGGTAATCCTGCAAAATGTGGTCACATCGGCCTAATGGATCGGTACTACCCGCTTTGGCTTTATACGTATCCAGAAAATCAAGCATCTCCTGGCTATCTGCAGGAGCGTGGGCGTTAGGAATCACATCATAACAATGTGAGAAAGAGGTCAACTTGCGTTTCATCCGAACAGAGTCCCCCATCCAGGAAAAATGCCACCCGGCATCACAATCCCCGAAGACTAAACCGTTGTCTTTCATTCGGATCTGCGAAGGTGTCTCAACCAGCTGATCGAACAGGACAACCGTGCCACAAGTCCAATTATTGGGTGGTTTTGTCGGATCCCCCTTCGGATCAACAACCCGAAGATCTCCTCGCCCATAAAACATAGGCATCGATAAACGAAGGCACCGATCTGGATTCGCTTTAGCTACTTCTACAGCTTGAAGCAAAGCTTCCGGCTTAGGAATTTCGTCAACATCGCTAAAGAAAAAAGAAGAATCAGGAGGGCACATCCTCATACCCACACCGAGTGCATCTCTTTGCGCGTACTCGCGCACCCAAGGATTTGGGTGAGTCTCAGCAGGAGGTAATTCGCAGTGCAAAACTTGAATTTTGTCTTCCGGTAGCCCCAACTTTCGGATTGTATTTACACAAGTAAACTCTTTACTTTCTCCTTTAAATGTAAGGTTTGCATCTGCGATGATAAACCCATCCACAATGTCCTTGAGCATTTCGACGCGAAGTTCGAGGAGTTCTTCCTCGTCGAAATACATAAAACAGTCAAAAAGCATGTCAGCTAATTAGGCTGACAGCATACTACCTCTATTTCTGAAGAATTCCACCGCCGGCTAAGAACTTAAAGGTTCCGTTAACCCCACGTTGCTTAGCTTTCGCTCGATTTAAAAGATCCTCCTTTATATCAAGAGGAACTGTACCAGTGTGGTTTTCTGATTCATTTTCAACTCCATAAAAACCGTACTGAGGAGGAATTGGTCCTTGAGATCCAAGTTGATCCAGTTGAGCCGTATATTGATCAGATGCCATCTCTGGCCTTTGGGCTTGAGTTTGAGCACGAGCTGCTCTTTCCTGCGCACCTAGAGCATTAGTAAAAAAATTGGAATTGCGAGCAAAATAATCCATGAACCTTATTTTTTCCTATTACTAAGATACTTGCTAGCTCTACGACGTGCTTCTTTAGCTTTTTCTGTATTAGCAACTTGTATATTCACGGGCTTATCCCCTGAGGTAGCCCGTTTTTTCTTTTCATCAGTAGCTCGCCTCTCCTCAGGACTAAGTTGAGCCCAAGCAGAGCGAGGTAAATAGCGCTCTGTCCTTCCTCCCTCACGAGCTAAATCGGCCATTACTGTATAGGTCCTCCATGCAACCAGGCATCACAAGTTCTCTCAGCCGCGCATTTAAATTTAAAAAGTTGGCAATAACCTAAGTTTGCAAGCTCAAGCACGTCTCTTGGGTCTGCGGCTTTATCCTCATTAATCCCTTTAACGATGCAATTACAAATCACAGGGGACTGATCAAAAGCTGCGCAGTTTCCGCAGAGAGCTGACTTAGCGTGTTCGACATCGGTGTTCCACGTGTCCGCTTTATCCTCCCAAAAACCAGGGTCAGGAAAATCAGGGTTCAGCGGCCCATACTTAAACTTATCAATTGTCCAATTTCGATTCTTTACGTTTTCTTCAACGTTAAGCGTGGCAGTTGGACATACATCTGAAACAGATGTAATTTTTTTCTCGAGAAATAACTGAGGCTTAACCACTTTGGAGTGTTCCATAACTAGTTTTTTGGTTTTTCGTACTCTTCACGAGTTTGCCAGTCTTCTTTAGACCATTTACTTAACCTGTTTTCAGAGGATTTTTTACCTGAGTAAGTCCCTCCTGCTTCTTTATAGTATTTCGTTGCTAACTGCATAGCTCTTGCGCTGTGCCCCCCAAGTTTTTTACGTGCCCTCGCTTTAGCTTGAGCCCATTTAGCGGGGTCTCGCTTTTTAGCTACTTCAGACATGATTAATAAAGAACATAGCACTGATCTATAGTAGAAGTCCCGCTAATTTGTGTAATTGAAATAGGCAGAAGAACATCGGTTCGAATATGGCTAAAAGTTACAGGTGCTTTGGCATCTGTAAAAATAACTGTAAGAGTTTTATCTGCACTTTTGTTAGCTGATTCAACATAAACAGCTCGACAAGCGGGAAAATTTCTTGTCGTACCGGAAGGAACGTTAAACCCGCTTGCGTAAGGGAGCGAAGAAGTCTGACCGTAGTAACTCCCAAAAGCTCTGACGTCCATTTTTAATCAAGTGTTTCAATCAGTTTAGTCAAGTATTCAACCGCTTTGCTTAAATCCTCTTTTCCGTTTTTTTGTTCCCACCTCCACAAATATTTTTGTGCGCACCCCTCTAAGTACCCTTGATACTTGACGATGCCCATCGAAGCTCGTTGCACGTCATAACACTCCAAACCATTACGGCTGTAGTACGCGGGCTTAACACAAATTGCCTCTCGGTTCAAATTTGTATATTGTTCCATTTAACTTGTCTAATTGCTTTCGGATTCTATAAGCTTCTTCACGCGGAACAACAAGACAGATATTTTTTTTATTTAAGCAGTAACAAATTTCAACAAAATTAGCTCCTCGTGAAATCATTTTTACGCAATGGTAAACATGCGAGAGCAGTCTAAAAGGTCAGAATGTTTAAGGGCTAAATCAGGAGCATACTTTGTGTCATCATGCCTTAATAAACCAGCAGAATGAGGCACATAAACCCCGTTTTCCTTCACCACAGGTACGCAACGTCTGTGCTCTAACCCGTCAGGGGGCTCCTCAAAAGCTAAACCCATAGAACTTCGGTCTGCGAGAGGCCAGTTTCTAACCCCTACTTTTTGAAAACTTAAGTTAGGGTCGAAGCTCTCTGAACGTATGTACTTATCCCCATCCTCCTGATTAAGGATCATTGCCCCGTAATAAGGGTTTGCTACTTGAACAAAAAAGTCTACGTCGTAAGCAACAACTAATATTTTTGGGACTGTAAACCCTATGTCGTACCAAACATTAGGGGTTTCTTTAGTCAAAGAGTATTTATAGTAGTTGTCAAAAGGAATTTTTAAGCCATTCAACAGCTCATACCTGATAAAACCGGGCTCTAAACCCCTTTTACCTAAAACACGACGCCATTTATGCCAGTACAAAAAGTTTTCTAGCGTTATAAGCATGTCATTTTCTTGATAAATATAAAAATCTGCTTTCTTATTAAGAACTTGTAAAGCTAGATCTGTTTTATGAGCCCAAGTTAAATACCAGTTTTCGTATCCCGGCTCTGCTACAACAATCTCAGGTCTTAGTTTTTTATAAGGCTCAAGCAGACTGTTGAGTAGTTCAACGTCGTCCTGGCTTTCGTAGTCAATATAAATTTTAACATCTAAATCAAAAGGGTACCTTAAATACTCGTTTAAGACATTAACAAGACTATTTAAACGGCTTAACGGTTTGTGCGCCGTTATCGCGACCCAAATTTTTTCTTTCATGTAAAGCTCGGAGACCCGAGAAACCTCTCTGACTCTACTTATTTCCACAGGGAGCGTCAAAATTCTATTGAAAAATTTCCCCTTCTCTGCAGGTATGTTATGAGCCAAGTGTACGCATCCAGCAAGTCATCGTGCGCCGTGGCACCCACATTAATCAGTTGATCAAACAAAGCGTCAAACTTTCTATATTTATTGAAAATGACCTTTTTATTCTCTAGTAAACCTAAAGTCCCACGGAACCTTGCGATCTTATCTCCTCTAAAACCTTTAACTTCATGAACGTGAAGGTTACTTAATTCTCGCTCGTTTAAGAGCACCCTACGTATGTCCGCTGCCAGAGAAGCTTGGTACGCAACAGACTCAACAACTAACGTAATCGTCGAGTATGTAGGTATAAATTTACCATCTAAATTTTGTAAAATGCCCCACTCCAACAGCATGTCGCACAACATATCTATTTTTTCAAGATTACCGATCGAGCGACACTGGTGAGAATCAATTATGTAGTACTTGTCCTTCAACCTTCCTCCAAGAACAAATGCCGTGTAGTCGCTAGTTTCGTTTTTACTCGCAGACAAATCGACGCCTAAAGCTAACGAATCAAACTCAGTCACGATTTCTCCTTTAACTAGGAGGTCCGGAGACACCACCAAATCTGAGGTCATCACAGGTTGCTGCTGATACTGGTAAGCAAAAGCGACTGGGTCTAGTTCTTTTTGTTTTAACAAGTACTCCGAAGACCACTGCTCCGGCCAGTAACTAATCGGCTCCCCCTTATCCCCGTATGTAATCGCCTCTTGGGTAACTTGCTTCCACCCTTTTTGAGGTATGAACATTGTTTTATGTATGTCTAGAGGGTGGAACCGTGTGCCCAAACAAACGGCTCGCCCTCCTTCAAAAATAATCGGAGAGATAACTGAAGACCAGTTTGTATTCATCTCATCTCGGATCGTGGGGTTCTTAATGTCTGCACTCGACTTGATGGGGTCATCCACAATTACAAGGTGGGCGCGTTTTGACGTAATGGATCCCCTCAGACCAGCAGCACGTAACGTAAATTCTTCGTCACCTAAACGAGGGATTTCGGCGTAGTCAAAATCAATGGACCAACCAATGTCCGATTGCATACCCGATCGAAGCTGAACACGGGGAAAAGTTTTGCGGTACTCAGGAGAATCAATAATCTGCTTAATGATTCGGCTTTTAGGTATTGCTGTAGCGATGTTGTAGGAACAATAAATAATCTGAAGGGGCCTCTTAGCCGTGGTGTGTCTACCTATAGTCCACGCGGTAAAAAGGTTTAAAACTGTAGATTTTGCACTCCCGCGAGGTGCCAAAATATCTAAATTTGGCCCTGCAATGTCGAGTAAGTACTTATTAGATTCTTTTGTAATCAGATGTCGGTGCCACTCGAGCATATGTTTTGCTGGAGCTTTGTCCAAAATTGTGCAAAAAGTGTGAAAGTCATTTGCAGCTCTGCCATAAATAGAATCTAGTGAGTCTGTAGTTTTTTCAGTAGCACGGACTGCACGTAGTTGTACTCCGCGTCGATATGCAAATATTTCACGACTTGGCATATCAATAAGTTGACACTATTGTTATAGTAACTCTATCTCAGATTCAACCCAGAGTGGCAAAAATTCTTTGGTACGGAGACGCCTGTTCTAACACAGGTTTTGGCCGTGTAACACACAGCGTACTAGAACATCTGAGTAAGGACCATGAGGTTTCAGTAATAGGAATAAACTACAACGGAGACCCTCATCAATACCCTTTTAAAATTTATCCTGCAGCAAACATGCATTGTGGGGACCGTTTCGGGATCCCTCGCTTACCCGAAATTTTTGAAAAAGAAAAACCTGACATATTTATATGTCTAAATGACATTTGGGTTGTCAATCAAGTTTGGGAATGCATTCAGTTCTTTAAACAAAAGCATAAATTTAAATTTATAGCTTATTTTCCGACGGACAGTGAGGCATACCCAAAGGATATGCTCCGAAATATCCCTCATTGGGACCTTGCAATAACCTTTACTGTTCCTCAAGCGCACAGAATTCTTTCTCACGGCATTGCTCCAAGTCGTCTAGGTGTGCTCCCCCACGGTGTCGACACATCCAAGTTCAAGCCTATGCTCAGCGACGAGGCCCGCAAAAACTTAGGTATTCCCGCAGATAAATTTATTGTTTTAAATGCAAACCGGAACCAACCTAGAAAAAACATTGACCTAACCATTAAGGCTTTTGCTGCTTTTGCGGCGGATAAACCAGATACGCTTTTGTACTTGCACATGGGGGCAAAAGATATGGGTTGGGATATCATTCCCCTGTTCGAAAGGGAAATGAAACTTAAAGATGCTGACCCTACAAACCGCTTAGTTCTAACCTCACAAGATATTAACTACATCAGTGCGCCGCCAGATGACCTCCTTAATCTGATTTATAACGCATGCGATGTGGGAATTAATACAAGCAATGGCGAAGGTTGGGGACTTGTAAGTTTTGAACACGCCAGTTGCCGAAAGCCTCAAGTAGTTCCAAACCACACATCGTGTCAAGATATCTGGAAAGACGCGGGCTTGCTGATCGACATATCTACGTGGATTGTTGATAAAGATTTAGGGGTCGGCAGGGGTCTAATTGATGTAGATCATGCTGAGAAACTACTAACTCAGTTATATGAAGATCCTGCTCTGTACGCAAAAGTAGCGGAAGATTGCTACAACGTGACTCAAAAACCTGAGTACAGGTGGGAGTCAGTTGCCGCCGGATTCTCTCAAGCTGTCACTGAACTTGTTAACTGATCATGCAAAACTCCGCTCGCTTCTTGCACATGTACAACTATGTTGTACACCCTATTAAAAAACAAGGAAACTGTATACCCGATGTGTACACACAAGCCGAACAACTAGGGGGCAGATTTACTCGCATATCAAAAGGCAACCCTGATAATTCTGTAGCAAACTTTAGTCCTAGTATTTTGAGGCATAAAGGAACAACATACATCGCGTGGCGATCTCAGCCAGAACCGTTTGGTTTTCGTTGGGATATGAACTACTTCTACTTAAACAACAAACCTACAGATATTTATATTGGTGTGCTGGCGGATGACAGCACAATTCTTGGGGCCAAACTCTTACGACCAGGTAAACATCGTTTGAGCTACGAAGACCCTCGATTATTCGAAGGTCCCGACGGAGCTATGTACGTACAGTTTGTCGCTTCTACTTACGCAAGTAAATACGACAAAAAAGGAGTCAAGTTTTTTGACACCCCTAAAGTTATTGTCTGCTACGTAAATGATCAACTAGAGGCGGTACACGCCGCCATCCCTCCCATAGGAGAAAACTTAACTAAAGGTAAAACAGAAAAAAACTGGTGCTTTTTTGCTTATGAGGAAGAACTTCGTTGCCTTTACTCCACACGGCCTATAAAAATTGAATGTGAAACAGATAAAGCTATTGAGCTTAATAGCGATGTTTTAGATGAGGTAACCAAAAAATCTCCTACTTTTAACTCTCTGCCTCCTATTCCTATTGATGGGGGACATCTTGTGTTTTACCACTGGAAGCATATGCAAGAGAGAAGCAGCAATAAGATGTACCTTTTATACCACTTAAGTGCTTACGTTCTTGATGAAACATTTTCTAAAATTACACATGTTATTAAAGAACCTTTGTTTTCTGGTTCTCTAGAGGACCATCTGATTACATGGACTAATGTGCATGGTCATCCAGTATCTTTCCAGCCCGCATGTATTCTGCCTTTTGGGGGTTACGTAGAGGAGCAACAATTAGTAATGGCTTTGGGTGTTAATGACGCTTTTAATGGTATTTTTAGATGCCCTTTAAAATCTATAACAGATAAATTAGTGAAAGTAAATTAAGACCTTTCTTCACGCTCCAGTGTAGACCAGACTAATAAGGAGGAGTCCTCCAATAAAGATTGAATTGTAGGTTGCCCGTCAAACGTATTAATTAATTCGCGAAGACAACGATCTGCGCCTGCTAGTAATAGACCTCTTCGATCTAACCCGTCACTTATCTGGCGAACAACTTGAATGTGTGCCCGCAGTTCTTTTTGAAGAACAGAAATTTTAGTTGCAGCAGTAGCGTGGTCTAACATATTCGCCACAACCATATCCCTTACATTTTTAATGTCTATTTGTAAGTCTTCAATTTCTCGAAGTAATACTTTACGCAGGTCTTCTTTAGGGTATTTTTCTTGTACCCACGCGGTAAGATCCGAAATACTACCGGTATAGCCAGGGGTTAAAAACCTAGCGTACATGTAAGCTTCTACTTCACTGGTAGAGTTCTTCGCATAATAAATAAAAGCTTCTTTTTGAGATTTTTCAAGGGAGGTAAGCCAGGAAGCAACTGTTGTCGAATCTCCTATTGTTGCTTTAATCATGCCAAC